GGTGAGAAGCAGATGAAACGTTTCTCACCTTGGGGTCTTGTAACTCGGAATGAGTTGAAGATTATGGGTAGAGATCAGATCTCATATGATGTTGGAGGTATCTCTCAACTAGACTATATGGACTTGTACAAGAAGTTTACATATAAGGCACAGGAATCCTATCGTCTAGATCATATTGCTAATGTAGAACTTGGACAGAAGAAACTTGATCACTCTGAGTTTGACACCTTCAAAGACTTCTATACTGGTAACTGGCAGAAGTTTGTAGAGTACAACATCATTGACGTTGAACTTGTTGACCGACTGGAAAGCAAGATGAAACTCATTGAACTCGCAATCACTATGGCATACGAAGCCAAGGTCAATTATAACGATGTGTTCTATCAAGTACGGACTTGGGATGCCATCATTTATAACTATTTGAAGAGAAAGAATATTGTTATTCCTCCCAAAGTTGGAGGCAGCAAAAACGAAAAGTACGCAGGAGCATATGTCAAGGAACCGATTCCTGGAAAGTATGATTGGGTTGTGTCTTTTGACCTCAACTCTCTTTATCCTCATCTCATTATGCAGTACAACATCTCTCCCGAGACGTTACTCGATGAAAAACATCCAACGGTTAACGTTGATCGAATCCTTAATGAAGAAATAACATTTGAGTTGTATAAGGATAATGCGGTATGTCCTAATGGAGCCATGTACCGCAAAGATGTTCGTGGGTTCTTACCAGAACTCATGGAGAAGATGTACGGTGATCGTGTCATCTTTAAGAAAAAGATGCTCAAGGCAAAGCAAGAATATGAAAAAACACCAACTAAAGCATTGGAGAAAGAGATTGCACGTTGCAACAATATCCAAATGGCTAAGAAGATCTCTCTTAACAGTGCTTATGGCGCTATCGGTAATCAGTATTTTAGGTACTACAAACTTGCCAATGCAGAGGCAATTACCCTGTCAGGACAAGTAAGTATCCGATGGATTGAGAATAAGATGAATGAATATCTAAATACTCTTTTGCAAACAGAATCGGAGGATTACGTCATTGCATCAGACACAGATTCTATCTATCTTAATATGGGACCTGTTGTTGATAAATTTTTTGCTGCTAAGTCTGGCAACAAAGAACGGATTGTGGATATACTTAATAAGGTCTGTGAGGAAAAACTGGAACCGTACATTGATACCTGCTACCAGAACCTTGCGGACTACGTTTCGGCATATGATCAAAAGATGCAAATGAAACGGGAGAACATTGCTGAGCGTGGCATCTGGACTGCTAAGAAGAGATATATTCTTAATGTGTGGGATAGTGAGGGTGTTCGTTATGATGAACCCAAACTCAAGATTATGGGTATTGAAGCAGTCAAGTCATCAACTCCAGCACCTTGTCGTAAGATGATTAAGGATGGTCTAAAGTTGATGATGAATGGTACGGAAGAGGAAGTAATTGACTTTATTGATAAGTCTAGGGAAGAGTTTAAAAAGATGAGACCAGAAGAGATTGCTTTTCCTCGTTCTGTATCTGATGTTGTCAAGTATAAGTCTCATTCTAATATCTACTCTAAAGGAACACCGATTCATGTAAGAGGATCTCTTCTATTCAATTACTACATTAAGAAGAATAAACTAGATCACAAATATTCTCTGATTAATAATGGTGAAAAGATTAAGTTTTTGTATTTGAAAAAACCAAATACAATCCATGAGAACGTAATTTCTTTCATTCAGGATTTTCCACATGAACTTGGAATTGACAAATACATAGACTATGACTTACAATTTGAGAAGTCCTTTGTCGAACCACTGAAAGCAATTCTTGATGCGATTGGTTGGAATGTCGAAAAAACTGTAAACTTGGAATTATTTTTCGTATGAGAGACCAACACACCATTGATGATGAAGAATCTAAAAGAGACAAATGGAATCGAGGATTAGATCTCTTTATTGAGTCTGTGCTTAAACCAGATCCTGCATTAAGGCAGTGTGCTCACAATCAAAAGTGTTATAATGAACTTATGGATGTTCGTAATGATATTCTTGAATACTTAAAAACAAAACGTTGGCAATGAAATTATCTGTAAAAATACATCAACCATTCGGTCCATTTATTATGGAGACTGACTTACCAAAATCTATGGTAGATGCCATTAATCGAAAAACTGAAGAGGTATGTTCCGATCCTAAAGAGATGGAAAAGTATTGTTCTTCAACTGGGAACATTCCAAATCTTCTTCTTAGGGACTTTGAAGTAGTTTATTTTACGGAAGAATTTCTTGAGGAAATTGGATTTAGAAAATTTGTGGAAGAACTTGGAGATTATTACGTTGAACATTCGGTAACTAATAATATAAACTATGATCGTGTAAAATTATCAATCATTGATGGTGGGAAGGATAGGGATCCTTCTTTTAAACATTCAGATGAACTTAGGTATTCTGATGCTTGGGTGAATAGATATTATGCTGGTGATTTCACTCCACTTCACGATCATGGATCTGATCTTGCTGGTATTGTCTTCTTGAAAATACCACGTAATTTAGAAACTGAGCAATTGAGATCTCGTGATAGTGATGGAGAATCTTACAAATCAGGTGGAAGAAATAATGGGAGAGTACAATTCATTTATGGTTGCAATGCACCCTTTTCCCATGATGAGTATGCTCCATCCCAAGAAGTTGGTAAACTTATGTTATTCCCATCGTGGTTGGGTCATTTAGTTTATCCAATGAAAACAACTGAGGAGAGGAGAACTATGAGTTTTAATCTCATATCGGATAGAGAGTATTATCAAAGAGAGGACTTGGACTAATGGATTTTTTAAAGGATGTTGTTAAAGAGATTGGCAATGAATACGCACAAATTGCATCGGACATAGATGAAACAGAAACTTACGTGGACACAGGTTCGTACATCTTTAACGGAGTTGTTTCAGGTAGTATATTTGGTGGTGTATCTGGGAATAAGATTACTGCCATTGCTGGCGAGTCTAGTACTGGAAAAACTTTTTTCAGTCTCGCCGTTGTCAAAAACTTCCTGGATACTAATCCTGACGGTATGTGCATATATTTTGACACTGAAGCCGCTGTTAACAAGTCTCTACTCTCAAGTCGTGGGGTAGATCTTCAACGTACTGTTGTGATGAATGTTGTTACTATCGAGGAGTTTCGTAGTAAGGCACTCAGGATTGTTGATCGATACCTAAAAGATTCTGTAGACGACCGCAAACCACTGATGTTTGTGTTAGACTCTTTAGGTATGCTATCCACTGAGAAGGAGATTACAGATGCACTGAACGATAAGCAGGTTCGTGATATGACGAAATCTCAACTTATCAAAGGTGCTTTCCGTATGCTTACACTCAAGTTGGGTCAAGCAAAAATTCCAATGATCGTTACTAACCACACTTATGATGTCATCGGTTCTTATGTACCAACTAAAGAAATGGGAGGAGGTAGTGGACTCAAGTATGCTGCTTCTACAATCATCCATCTCAGCAAAAAGAAAGAGAAGGATGGAACGGAAGTTATTGGAAACCTTATCAAAGCAAAGACTGCTAAGTCGCGTTTAAGTAAGGAGAATAAAGATGTTACAGTTCGTCTGTATTACGATGAGCGTGGTCTCGATCGATATTTTGGTCTTCTTGAGTTGGGTGAACTGGGAGGTCTGTGGAAAAATGTTGCAGGTCGTTATGAGATAGACGGTAAGAAAGTCTATGCTAAAGCAATTTACAAAGACCCAGAAGCATACTTCACACCAGAGGTGATGGAAAAACTTGATGCAATCGCAAAGAAGGAGTTTAGTTATGGAAACTGATTGTGAGTGCTCAGCACCAGAAGATCGGTCAGTTGAAGTTTTTCCTGGAATGCATGGATTATTTGCAAGTCCAGTTCTTACTTTAAATTTCACTGAGTCTGTTCATGGTATGAATGAGCAATTGGTTGCCGATATTGCAACTGAATGTGAAAAAGATCCGAAAGGAATTGTTCAAAGTAATTTTGGTGGATGGCACAGTAAATATGGGATAGAGAAAGACTATCAAAGTTTTATAAATCTCAAAAGTATTGTCACAGGATTTGCAAATAGTTATTGTGATAACTGTGGATGGGCAAAGGGATTGGAGTGCTCAGATTTGTGGGCAAACATTAATGGACCTGGTGATATTAACTTTCCTCACCAACACAATCTTTCTTCTCTCTCCGCAATATATTATCCAATAGGATGGTTAGATGGTGAAGAGACTTTCTATAATTATCACGAAGAAACTGTCTGGTTACAACCACAAACCTGTAATGGTGTTGACGGAGGATCACTTACATTCTATGATCCTAATCATGGGAAAAGAATCCATCTAGATCCAGTGAGAGACGAATGGCATACGGTAAGTGCTATGCACATATACCCAACTGCTGGTTTACTTATTTTATTTCCGACTTACCTAGTCCACTCTGTGAATCCTTTTAAGGAACCAAACCGCAAACGTATTAGCATATCATTTCAATTTAGTTATGGACAAGATAGAAATTCTGATTCTGAAGAATCTATTGAACAATGAAGAGTATGCAAGAAAAGTTATTCCTTTTTTGAAGAGGGAATATTTTGAAGAATCTTCTGAGCAAATTGTATATGAAGAGATTTCAAAATTTATTAATGAGTATAATAAACTTGCTAGTAAAGAAATTCTTTGTATTGAAATTGAAAACCGAAAGGATGTTAATGATTCATCTTTCAAAGATATCATAACTCTTGTTCAATCACTTGAAGATTCTTCTAGTGAATTTGAGTGGTTGATTAATACTACTGAGAAGTGGTGTCGTGATCGTGCCATTTATTTGGCACTTATGGAATCTATTCATATTGCCGATGGTAATGATGAGAAACAGAATCGTGATGCTATTCCCAATATCCTCTCAGATGCTCTCGGTGTAAGTTTTGATAATCATGTTGGTCATGATTACCTCAATGATTATGAAGAAAGATTTGAGTCATACAATCGGAAAGAAGATAAAATTCCATTTGGTCTTGAGTACTTTGATAAAATTACAAAGGGTGGTCTTCCCAATAAGACTCTTAATATTGCACTAGCAGGAACAGGTGTTGGTAAGTCTTTGTTCATGTGCCATATGGCCAGTTCAGTTTTGTTTAGTGGACGAAATGTTCTATACATTACGATGGAGATGGCAGAGGAAAAAATTGCTGAACGTATTGATGCAAACCTTTTGAACGTACCAATTCAGGAGATAAGTAATCTGCCTAAAGTTATGTTTGAGGATAAGGTGACAAAACTTGCACAAAAAACACAAGGTCAACTTATAATTAAAGAATACCCAACTGCGAGCGCACATAGTGGACATTTCAGAGCACTTCTTAATGAGCTTGCACTTAAGAAGTCATTTAGACCTGATATTATTTTCATTGATTACCTTAATATATGTGCTTCCTCACGGTATCGCCAGGGTGGCTCTATCAATTCATATTCATATATTAAGTCTATTGCAGAAGAGCTTAGAGGGTTGGCTTGCGAAGCCTCGGTCCCTATCGTATCTGCCACCCAGACCACTCGTTCTGGTTATGGTAGCTCTGACGTTGACCTTACTGACACTAGTGAGTCCTTTGGTCTCCCTGCTACTGCTGATCTTATGTTTGCCCTTATTAGC